CCACCATCATCGAGGCCGACTGCAACGCATGGCCCTTCCCGGACCAGGCATATACGGTCTTCGCCGCCGCCGATTTCGACGCCTACAGCTACCCCTACGATTCCTTCCGCTCGTTCTGGGAGGGCGCCCGCAAGGCCGACCGGTTCGTCGCCTTCTTCACCGACGCCGAGAAGATGCCCATCTCCCGCAGGGGGACCTTCCATCATCCCGACGGCCACAAGGACACGGTGGAGGCGCTCGTCGACCGCCGCAAGATCACCAACTTCTACCTGACCAACACCCTGCTCCCCTGGATCAAGGAGTACGTCCGTCCCTACAAGGTGGTCAAGGAGATGCACTACCAGCGTGCCTTCATGACCTATTGGGGGGTCGTGCTCGACCGCTCCCCGGACGCCCAGGAGCTCGGGCCGTCGGCCCCCAAGGGCGGACGGGGCCCTATAAAATTTAATGCCGAGGTCCGGGCCCGATACCTCGATGAGCTGCGCAACGGGCTCCGCCCCAGCCTCGCCATCCGCAATGTCGGGATCAGCTCCCCGACCCTGTACGATTACCGCCACAAGCACCCCGAGTTCCTTGAGGAGGAGCGGGCCGCGGAGGCCGAGGCCATCGACAGGATCGAGAACTCCCTTTATACCGCCGCCCTGTCCGGGAACGTGAAGGCCATGGAGACCTTCCTGTTCAACCGCGCCCCGGAACGGTGGACCGATCGCCGCGCCCCCGCCATCGTCAACCATGTCGAGACGCGAGACCGCACCGGCGAGCCGGAACCGAAGGACGAGGACGTGCTGCCGGCGGTGCTGGATATACTCGACGAGTTCCCCCAAGCCAAGGCGAAGCTCACCAAGAAGCTGGAGGAGTTGAGATAAAGCTCCAGACGCTGCAGTGGGCCATCGACCCCGCGGCCTGGGCGCGGGACAATCTTGACTTCCAAGCGGACCCCTGGCAGGTGGACGTGCTGCGAAGCACCAGCAAGCGCAAGGTCTACAACTGCGCCAGGCAGAGCGGCAAGTCGACGGTCGCCGCGATCAAGGCCCTGCACCGCGCCGTGTTCTACCCCCGCTCGATGGTGATCCTGCTCTCCCCATCGCAGCGCCAGTCCTCCGAGCTGTTCCGCAAGGTCACGGACCTCCTGGCCAAGATGCCCGACCCCCCCGAGCTCCTCGAGGACAACAAGCTCTCGCTCACCGTGGCCAACGGCTCGCGCATCGTCTCGCTCCCGAGCAACGAGAAGACCATCCGCGGCTACTCGGCCGTGGACCTGATCATCGAGGACGAGGCGTCCCGCGTGGACGACGACATCTACGCCGCCATCCGGCCGTCGCTGGCCGTCAGCAACGGCGAATACGACATGCTGTCGACGCCCAAGGGCAAGAGGGGCCACTTCTACGAGGCGTGGAGCTCGGAGGACTGGGAGCGGGTACAGTTCACCGCCGAGGACAATCCCCGGATCTCGGAGGACTTTCTCAAGCAGGAGCGGGCCGCGCTCGGTTCCCGTATGTTCGCCCAGGAGTATGAATGCGTGTTCCTGGAGGACATGGAGGGCGGGATGTTCCAGCGCCAGTGGTTCAAGCTGACGGACGACTATCCCCGCGACGCCCGCCCCGTCCGCTTCTGGGACAAGGCGGCGACCGAGCCGAAAGCGGGCACCGACCCCGACTACACCGCGGGGTGCAAGATGTACGCCAAGGGCGGGCAGTTTTGGGTGGTCGATATGCGGCACGCTCGACTGACGCCCAAGGGCAACGAGGACCTCATCCGGACGACGGCCGAGCTCGACGGCGTGCGCGTCCCGATCCGCATGGAGGAGGAAGGCGGCAGCAGCGGCAAGGACACCACCGACCACTACGCCCGCTCGGTGCTCGCCGGGTACGACTTCAAGGGGGTGCGGGCGACGGGCAGCAAGGTCGAGCGGGCCGCCCCCCTCAGCGCCGCCGCGGAAGCGGGCAACCTGTTCGTCGTCCGGGGGCCGTGGGACTACCAGGGATTCATCGATGAGTGCTGTGCCTTCCCCAATCCCGAGGTGCATGACGATCAGGTGGACGCCGCCAGCGGAGCGCACCGCGAGCTGACGCTCACCGCGAACGCGAACCCCAACCGCTTCCTCAAGTACGCCTCGGCCCGATGAGCCTTTGTTTATAGGCACGCCCCGCGTCGCACCGTTCAGAGGCTGAATGCGAAAGGGATGGGACTCTATAAGCACAGCATCTAGTTCTGAGGGGGCCAGCTGATGCGCTGGCCCTGGTCCCGTTCCCTCGAGGCGGCCCCGCGCACCTTCCCTAGTTCGCAGAAAAAGACCATCTCGCAACTTTTCAGCAAGCGCGACCGCGACCTCAAGAAGCTGGCCACGCTTGAGACCATCTACCTCCAGGGCGGCCCGGTGTCCGAGGCCATCGACTCCTATGCGCTGTTGGCGTTGAGCAACGGCTACTACTTCGACGGCGACGAGACCTTGGTTAAAGACGTGGAGGCCGCCGCTCAAGAGCTCGATCTCCATGGCTCGCTGTGGCAGCAGATCACCGGGTCCCTGAGCATGGGGGATGATTTCCAAGAGCTGGCTCCAGGCAGCGGCGACCGCTCCGGGGACGTGGTGATGATAATCCCCCGGCCCTCGAAGATGTTCGACATCGAGGCCGATGAGTTCGGAATCAAAACCGGGTATCGGCAATACGTGGGAGACACCTGGGACCAGCGCTCCATCCCCTTGCGGCTGGACCAGATGATCCACACCCAGCTTTTCACCTTCTCCGGCTCCAAGTATGGACTGAGCCTCATCGACCGCGCCCTGGACGACATCTACCGCGATACCCGCATGATAACCTCGCTCACCGACGCGATAGAGCGCATGGGCCATCCGAGGTACCACGGGCGGGTGGGGGCGGAGAACGAGGACGTGCCGCAGCCAGTGCTGGATCGAGTGGCCGATCAGCTCAACGACCTCAACTCATGCACGCAGCTCGCCACCTGCCGGGACGTGGAGATCGTGGAGCTGAACACCGCGGGCGTCGGCAACGCTGACACCTATTCCAACCTCACCATCCAACGCCTCGCCTGCGCCCTCGGCGTCCCGGAGGAGGTTCTCGGCCTGGGCCGCGGCTCCACTGAAGCGACGGCCAAGGTCCGCCAGGCGATGTTCGAGATGAAGGTATCCACCATCCAGGGGAAGCTGGAGCGGTCCAATGACCTTCAGTTCGTGGACCGCATAACCAAGCAGCCTGGCAAAGTTCACTTGCATTTCAACGACATCTCGGAGGAAGATGAGCTCACGGTGGCGCAGTACGTCACCGCGGTCCTGGCCGCCGACCCAATGAGGCCGCTCGCGTCCAGGCAGTGGGCGCAGAAACGGCTTAAGCTCCAGGGCGAGGACATACCGGAGGGCGACGCAGAGGTCGATGACATCCTGGGAGGCATAGATGGTCTCTCCGGTTAGCCGCATCAACCCCCGCGACCCCACCGGGATGAGGGCGATAGAAGCGAGGAACATCAAGGAGGCCCAGCGCGGCATCGACCGCGTGCTGGCCTCGATCTTAAAACGCTTCGACCGCCGGATGCCCCCCTCCGCCGTCGAGGCGATGGTGGACAACGAGCTGAGCGCGTGGACGGAGTTCCAGAAGCGCCTCGCGGTCGAGCGCGTCAGAGACTCGGTGCGCCGCGGGGTCGTAAGATCATCCTCGCTTCTCAAGGCCCTCCGCATCGACCCGGACCAGGAAACGATGTATTCCCTGGTCTCGCGAACCATCGCCCCGGCCAGGGAGACCATCGCCTCCGCTCACGCTGACTCCGTAGCTTCCGACCTCAAGCAGCGCGTGGTCCAGGCGCTCATCGAGTCGGAGAAGGACGTCGGCCTTCGCGTCAAGCTCAAGGAGGCCACCGCCGGACCGCGGAACAGGGCGGCCATCGGGGCGAGCGACCAGACCATCGAGACGCACCGCCAGGTGGTCACCGAGGTCTACAAGCTCAACGGCATCTCGATGCTCACTTGGTTCACCTCGGAGGATGAGAGGGTCTGCGACATCTGCCGCCTCCGCCACCGCAAGCGGTACTCCATGGACCGCGTGCCGGAGCCGCACGCCCGGTGCCGGTGCATGCTGCTCCCAGACGATGGAGGGACCAAATGACATCCCCATGCCGCCCCGGCAACCATTCACATAACGACTATGGGGGCGGTCGCTGCCATCCGACCGCACAGCAGCATCGGGACGGTATTGGCCCGAAAGCCGACGGCAAGACCAAGTCAGAGTCCAAAGCCCAGAGCGGTCCGGTCCGGGCCGAACCAACGAAGGTGGCCGGACCGAGCGACACGCAAGCCATGGTCCAAGAGATCGTGGAAAACCGTCATGCCATCGGGCGGCCTGGGAAGTTCATTCGCCGCCTGGGGGAGATAGGGGAAAAAGTGGTTGCCTCCGTGATGACCGAATACAAGGCGCACGAAACATGGAACGCGGCCAACGATCTGTCCAACCACGCTAACATAGAGATCAAGCTGGTCTCCCCGAACTCGCGCGGCACGCCGATCATGCCCAACGCCCACCGGCGCAAGGTTGACATGGCCATCGAGTCGAACAAGAGATTTAAGTTCGTCATCATCCGACCGACCGACGAATCGCTGGAAGTTTTCGAGCTGGACGAGCCGCCCGATTTTCGTCACGCGCCGGACGAGGCGTACATCCTCGATCTTGAGAAGTTCAGCAAGGTCGGGCACTTCGAACTTAATGGGGAATTCAGGAGGGCCAACAAATGACCGTCAGCATTTTCATAGAATCCACCAAGGAGGAGCATTTCATCGCACCGACCCTCCGCTGGATGCAATACGTGAGCGAGCTGGCCTCGGTGGACGAGGGCGTGATGGACCTCATCTATTCCAACGGAGAGATCGAGGCACCCGATGTACCTCGCGTGCTGGCGGCCATTCGCAAGAGCAAAGCCGACAGCAGGATAACGAAGCCGTTCATGAAGGCACTTGACGCGATAGTCAAAGCGGGCACCTCCGGGGTCTTCGACTCGGCGCTCAACATTGAGGCCGAGCAGGTCAGAGAATCATCCAACCCGGAGCGCCGCACCAGAGCGCTCAGTCGCGACCTCGCAATGTCCAACTACGTCGAGGTGGACGGCGGGATGTTGGTCAAGGACGTTCCCCTACTGACGGTCGGAACGTGGACCGATTCGGCGGTCAAGACCCCGCTATACTACCCGGCCAAGGTGCTGGAGAAGTATTGCAACAACTGGCATGACCGCACCTATTGGGCGCGCCATTCCGGCGGCCATCCCCGGAGCGTCATGGACATCCACGGCGACGTGCGCAACGTTCGTTACGATCCGAACTTCCGCGAGGCCGGGATGGACGAGAGCGGCGCGATCATCGGGGACGTATTCTACTCATACTCCACAACGAACGGAAAGGACGCGGCGGCCCAGGCGCTCGCGCGCGCCAGGGACGGACGCCCCCTCGCGGTGAGCGTGGAGCACGGGGGGACAGAGACATACAATCCTCAGACCAGGCGCAACGAGGCCACCAGCCTATGGTTCAGCGGCGTCGCCAGCGTGGTCCGGGGAGCGTGCGAGCGGTGCGTGATGCCGCGTGCCAACGAGGCGGACGCCGACGGCAATGGAGAGAACACTATGGACGAAGCACAGTTCGAGCAGAAGCTCGCCGACCTAAAGGCGCAGATTCTCGCCGAGGTGGACGCCAAGCTGGCGGCCATCAAAGGAGAGGAGCCTGCTGCGCCGTCGGCGGAGATGGAGAAGAAGCTGAGCGTGGCCGAGGGCCGGATCAAGGAGCTTGAAACCCTCAAGGCCGAGACCGCCAGGCGCTTGGAGGCCCTGGAGAAGCGACCGAACCCCAGCACCGTGCCGGAGACGCAAAAGGAGCTGGAGAAGCTGGACATCCCTGAAGGCTATGACATGAGGAGGCTGTAAGAATGACAGACATCAGCGCGTTTCCGACGATTACCTCGGAGATCGTTAAGCACATCGGGACTACCTTTACTTGCAAGACCGTGACCGATCTCAAGCCGGGGCAGGCCGTGGAGTTCCAGGCCTCCGGTGTAAGCTGGCAGGTGACCGTGGCCAAGGCCGGCGGGCGCGCCATAGGAGTGGTCGGAGCGCTGCACGCCGCCGGGGACCTGGTGACCGTCTACTCGGTCGGCAGCATCGTCAAGATGGCCAACGCCGACGACACCGCGGTCATCGACGCCGGGGACCTGGTGGAATCGAACGACAACAATGTCGGCGGCACGATCAACGCCGTGGCCGAGGCCGGCAGCGGGACCAAGGGCGTCCTGCACCCGAACCTGCTAGGGGTCGCTCTTGACGACATCGCCGCGTCCGGGACCGGATACGTGCTCATAACCCTGGGCGCTCTGACCCAGCCGCTCGCCTGAGGTGATACGAAATGACACAACTACTCAAGGATTACCTGACCGCCTCCCTGGGCGGCTACGAGGCGAGGCGCAAGCTCAGCGAGGCCCCGCACATACGCAAGCTCGGTTACATCGACACCGAAGGAAAGCAGCACGCCGTGCGCGAGCTCATCATGTCCGGCGACCTGGAGGGGACGAACCTCATACAGACCGAGGTCAACGCCACCGTCGTGGAGGGCGCTCGCCTCGCCAAGGCGTTCATGGACCTCCTGCCCATCGTCCGCAAGAAGGGCGATACCTACAAGTGGCCTTACGGTGAGACTGGCGGCTACGCCGAGATCATCTCCGACGCCGGTGCCGAGGTGCCGATGCGCGAGGAGGACTACGGTGCCGCTACCTACGACGCCAAGCTCATCGGCGTGCGGCCGATGATCACCGACTCCATGATCGAGGGCGCTCAGGCCGATGTCATCGAGACCAATATCAAGTACGCCGGCGAGTGCGTCATGAACCGCGCCGAGCGCGTCTGCCTCTCCGAGATACTGCAGAACAGCGGACTGGAGCACGACACCGGCGGCGCGAACCAGGGCCTCAAGGCCGTGGCCAAGGCCGTCACCCTGCTCAAGGGCTCCGGCATGATCCCGGACGCCGTGGTCATGACCCCCAACGCCGAGGGGCTGTGCATGCAGGACGTCGTGATCCCTCAGTCACCGGGCACTGACAACATCGTCCGGGGGCAGGGCAT